TCCGCGTCTTGGACTTTCATGATTAAACAGTATACCATTGCATGCAAACATACCATACCCTTCGCGATATATCTTAACCAGATAATGTGAGTAGACCTTAGCGGCAGCATAAGGAGAGATTGGATTAAATGGTGTTTCTTCATTTTGGGGAACTTCAAGTACTTTACCATACATTTCACTAGTACCTGCCTGATAGAAGCGACATTTGTCGCGCATTGGTTTATCTAATGTTCTGATAATCTCTAATAGTTTTAGTGTCCCCATTGCATCAACTTGTGTGGTATATTCGGGAATTTCAAACGAGATCTTTACATGACTTTGGGCAGCCAGATTGTATATTTCAAATCTCTCCATATTAGCGTTATCTCTTATAATCTCGTGGATATAATTCTGCAAAGCAGCACCATCAGTCATGTCTCCATATCTCAAGGTGATTTGCTTCCTGATATTTTTGAGTCTATCATCGTTATACAATGATGATGTCCTGCGTACAATTCCAAAGACTTTATAAGACTTTTCAAGCAGTAATTCTGCTAGATATGAACCATCCTGACCTGTTATACCCGTTATAAACGCAATTTTTGACATTTTATAAAAATAATAAAATAATTTTTAAGTGTTATTTTCTACAGTTTTCATAGTTATCAATAAACCAATCAATGGTTTTATTAATACCCAGATGAATATCGGTAAATTCAATAAGATCAGGATATAAATCTGCCATCTTACTGTTATCGGCGGTCTTTTTGAATTGTCCATCGGAACAAGTTTTATCAAACTCCAACATATTGGTGTAATTGAATTTCTTAGCAATGGTAAATGCAACATGAGCTATACTGACCTCATCTGTTTCAGATACGGAGAGAATAATAGGATCTATTTCATCATAGTTTTCAGCAACCCTCAGGATACACTTTGCCAAATCTAAAGAATAAATAAACTGCCGCATCGGTGAGCCAGATCCCTTGACAATAAAACGCTCACCTCTTTGTTTTGCAAGATAACATCTGTGAATAAGTGCTGGTATAACATGACCGTCTTCTAAAGAGAAATTATCATGTGGTCCATAGATATTAGTTGGAATAATACAAGAATAGTTCCTACCGAATTGCTCTCTATATAAGCGTGATTGCACTTCCAGCATCCGTTTTGCCCAAGCATAGCCGCTGTTAGAAGTATGTGGGGGACCATTATGTAACATCGCTTCATTAATAGGATAGGTAGTTTTATCTGGGAAAATACATGTTGATAAACAACTAACGACAGATTGTACATTATTTTTATGCGCTGCTCTTAGTACATTCATATTAATAATCATATTTTTCTCAAACATTCCAACTTTATCATTCATATTTTTAAATAATCCCCCCACGCAAGCAGCAAGATGTATTATAATGTCAGGTTTATGAGTTTGGAAACATATATTTGTAGCTTCAAAATCTAATAAATCGCAATCCTTCGAGGAAAGGAATATCGTCGTTTTCATCCATTTATTTTCATCAGCATCCATTAGATTATAGATTGCGCGTCCGACGAGACCGGATCCACCTGTAACGAGAATTTTCATTTAATTAATTTGAAATCAAATCTTTATTATTTAATCTGTAACATTTAAAAAGCGACATCAGTCATATCGAATACACTAGCATCTTTTTTATCCGATACGAGACTATAATCAGCCACACGCTTTTCAAAGAAATTGGTCTTGCCCTCCAAACTAATCATTTCCATAAAGTCGAATGGATTCCCCACTTTATACTCCTTTGTGCATCCTAATTGCACCAATAATCTATCTGCAACAAATTCAATATATTGTGACATCAGTTTGGCATTCATGCCAATAAGTTTACATGGGAGGGCATCGCAGATAAATTCTTTCTCAATGGCAACAGCCTCGCGGACAATTTCCTTTACCTTTGATTTATTAAGCTTCTTATTAAGTTTATTAAAGAGCATGACGGCAAGATCGGTATGCATGCCTTCATCACGGCTAATTAGTTCATTACTGAATGTTAAACCAGGCATCAATCCACGCTTCTTTAACCAGTAGATACTGCAAAATGCACCTGAAAAGAAGATTCCCTCTACGCAGGCAAACGCGACCAAGCGCGCTGCAAACGAAGAGCGATTATCATTGATCCATTTAATAGCCCAATCACCTTTCTTTTTAATACACGGGAAATTATCTAGAGCTTGGAAAAGCCTTGTTTTTTCATCTTTGTCTTTGATATAGGTATCAATAAGGAGCGAATAAGTCTCCGAATGAACGTTTTCCATCATCAATTGAAATCCATACGCAGTGCGGGCTTCTGGTAGCTGTACTTCCGATAAGAATCTCATGCCTAGATTCTCCACTACTATACCATCACTTGCAGCGAAGAAGGCTAGAATCATCTTAATAAAATGCCTTTCGTCGTCATTGAGAGATTCCCAATGTTTCATATCTTTGGAAAGGTCAATTTCTTCAGCTCGCCACATACAGTCGAACATTTTTTTATATAATTGCCATATATCTTGGTCTTGAAGTGGGAACATTACGTAACGATTTGGGTTTTCAGCGAGAAGAGGTTCGTTGACATTTTTGGACATCCTAAATAATATCAGCCGATATTTAAATATTTTTCAAAAAAATATCTTACTACATTACTTATTGACTATGTATCCACTCGCCATTTTTAAGTTATTAGAATCATGTATTAAAAAATATGCTTTAAAAAATTTATTTTAATTAATAGGAAAAATATCACGGTTAAAATATATATATAATACAAAAATGTCATCGGATTTGAGTAAAAGAGATGAAGAGATAGAACAACTTAAGCAAGTTGCGGGAGATTTAAAGAAAGAGCGCCGCCATTTAATTAAAGAATTGAAGAAGAACTATCCGCAATTAGCCGAAAAGGCATTTGAAGGAGATTCTATTGAAGACTTTTCAAAAGCGATAAATATGCTATTAGAATATTTGAATAATATGAAAAATATAGACCATAATAACACGGAGAGAATAAATTATGCGATTAAGCAGGTGAAGGAATACATAAAATAAAATCTGAGATTATAGTATAATGGGATTAACTTGCGGAAAAGAATCACAAAAAGGTGGACAAAAAGGTGGCAGCTGCGGATGCAATTCATCAAGCACGACCCAGTACGGCGGTTACAAATATGGACGCAAGGCTAGTTTAGCCAGCAGGCGGCGATTACAGAATAGATTATCTACGAGAACGCGTAAGAAGAATGGTAAGAAAGGGCATAAAAAGAAACATGGGCGAACAAGGGGACGAACAAAGGGGAGACGAAGACATAGAGGACGCGGTTCGCGCAGACGCCGCAAAAGATAGATTATTGAATCCATTTACCATAGAGTTGCCTATTCATTAAGTTTCGCGGATTTTTGCGTTTAGCAAGCATATTATGATACCACCTTTTCCATTTTCGTTGAATAATTTTCAACCAAAATGTTTTGATAATACACAGATCGTAGCTATATGCGCCTGTAGGATCAGGTACCGTTACTCTTTCTATGATATGAAGTTGACTGGGTGCAATTGCAGTAGAATTTCTTACTAACGGATTATAATTAAGACGATGGCGTTGGTGTCGCCATAAACTGTATTGATCAATAACTGTAGTTTCCCATTCTTCCCTTTCAGTGGAGTGTTCATTTAAGAAGGACCTGGGAGTAATGCCATATAGATAAAGAAGCGAGGAATATATTTTTTTAATGTAAGGATCATTATTGTACTCGCTCCTATTTAGAATGCCGTGACAGCGCGGTTTATAGATTTCGCAATATCCTAGTTCATTTGGCATATTTAGGTATATGGGTTTCCGTTTTACCTTTAATCAATTTTTTTTATTTGATTATAATATAATGAAACTTGAAAAAGCTTTGAAGAGTAAGGCACTATACTATGTTGCTTTAGTACTAATGGTTGTAAATGTTTTAGGATACGTCAGTGTGGGTTCGGTTGAATGCATCATTGTCTTCGCTATCACGTATTATCTCTCCAACAGTTATACCAAAAATCAGTCTCTTGATATTTTGATTGGTCTATTTGCAGCCAACGTCGTGTTCGGATGTGGTCGTGTCCGTGAAGGATTTGAGGAGGGCAATGCCAGTAAGGCGGCTGACAAGGCGACGGTAGCACTGACCCAGAAAGCCAAAGAAAAGGGGCATGAAAGTAAATGCAATCCAAATGATCCAACATGCGCGGCAAAGGCAAAGGCACTTCAGGTGGCTGCAGGCAAAGCGTCAGAAGCTGCTACTCTCGCTAAGGCGGCAGCGGCGAAATAATTTGATTTTATAGTTGGAATATATAATGACCGTCAGAGATTTCTTTGATAACAATATTACATTATATATTACTTTAGGTATTGCAATAATTAATATTCTTGCGTATCTCAGTATGGTAACTCCAAGTTGTATTATTATCCTACTAATTGCGATCTTTATCTCACATCAATTCATTGATATTTATTCAATAAATATATTATTCGGAGTGTTTATTTCCAATATAGTATTTGGGTGTGGAGGGATTAAAGAAGGTCTAGTATAATTTTTATATCTATGAAATATATATAAAATGGCAGTCAACGTATTATCGAATAAATATGTGTTCTATGCAATTTTCTTTATTGCTATGGCTAATCTATTAGGATATTTGGCGATGGAAGATTTTGAATCTTTAACGCTTTTCGTAGCAATATACGCGTTATCAACTTACTTTAGTAAAAATACTATTGTAAAGCTCAGTCTTGCGATCTTAGGGACTGCGGTTGTTCGGACACCAGGTAGGGCGAAAGTTTGGCCTTGGAGAGAGAGAGAAGGTATGAAAAATAAAGAAAAGGGGGACAAGGACGAGGAGGAAACGGTAACAGTAACCGAAACCATGTCAACTGTACCAAAGGCGGCTACCGAGGAGGAAGAAGAGGCGAAATCAAATAACTTAATGGCATTAGGAGCCAATATTAAAAGACAATACGGCGAGTTACAGGAAAAACTAGGCAAAGGAGGACTGGGAGCTTTAACAACAGATACAAAAGAATTGGCAAGCACGCAAAAAAACCTTATGGAACAAATGGAAAATATGGCACCTTTAATGGAAAATGCAGAAAAACTTCTAAAAACTTTTGAGAGTAGCGGTATGATGAAAATGGTAGATCGTATACTACCATTTGTAGAAAAGATTGCATTGCCCGGCACGGGACCCGCCAAAGGTAATTAAATCATAATATAGTTTTTTCTCCCAAAACTATATAATGACAAAACGCTGTCCACCCGGAGTGATATGTATAGAGAATATGACAATAGTATTTTTATTATGTGCAATATTATCGGTTGTGTTATATTTTTATTATAATCAAACAGCAACGCCAGTTAAATCCCAACCACCTATTATAATACAAAAAGAAGTGGTAGAACGTAGTGACTTTTTTCCTCGTTTTAATGCAGGTTTTAGCAACCAGCCCGGTAATGTATTATTAAACCCATACGCAGCTCCTTTAAGAAGCACAGGCTTCTTCCCAAATACAGGTGATCCACGAGGCGTTCCTATTAATATTAAAACAAGGGGATTTGACACAAGTTATAGGCAGGTTGGAATATTAACTAGAAAAAATGGTAAGGAAACCATATTGGCATTAATGGGTAGACCCCTATTTGCTAATAG